GTCAATTGGGCACGAAATTACAAATATTGGTTTGCTCATAACTTTTTTAGTATAATAGTTCGTGTTTAAGTGTATCTTCTTTAATATTGCTACAGTTGATTAACTCATATCGTTCGCGTGGAGTCCACGTGTTAAATAGTTTATCTACCGCCATAATCATACGATCTCCCATAGCCTCTCCTGTAAAACCTGCTTCGCCTACGGCCCATGCTCTACCATGTTCGCCCAATTCGTTTCTTGTTTCTTTATCCAATGAATAAACTTCAAAAATACGCTCACAAGCATCTTCAGCTGTACATCTATCGTCAAAAATATAAGGTGTTTTTGGAGAACCTTGAATTGAGCGGTTTGTTGGATAAACCGGGAACGCCCATGAACCATGGTTTTTCAATTTACCTGTATGGTTTGAAGGTAATTCTGGAGTTGGGTTCCACCACTTACCATTTCCATCTTCAAATCGCATTTGATCTTGCATTCCACCTGTTACATTCGCTATGATAACAGTTCCCGCTAAAATTGCCTCTGTTAATGATAGACCCCATCCTTCGTTTGAAGTTAACAAGATTTGAGCATCTGCAATGTTATACAATTGGTTCAATTGTTGTGCTGATAGTTTTTCAACTGAAAAATAAATCGCATTTGGGTAATCGTTAAACAAAATTTTTCTTACCGCTTCCAAATCTGTTCCATGTTCTGAAATTACTTCTGTATGAAGTACCATAGCACATTTTTCTGCTTTTTCTTTCGGTAAACGATCTAAAAAGTAACGGAACGCAAGCATTGTATCTGGAATTTGTTTTCTTCGAATATTTCTTGAATTAAAAAACACTACAAAATCTTTTTCTTCTCCATTAAATAAACCTGTTTTTACTTTATTTAATTCTGCTACTTCTGCTTCATCTTTAATTGGATAAAAATGTTTTTCATTTAGTCCGTGTGGAACATACTCAATGATTTTCTTTCCAGCTTTTTCACCTAAAACAAGCTCATTGATCAATTTTGTTTGTTTTGAGATAGCAAGTAAAGCATCACACGATTCATAGTATGCTTTGTTGTAAAGCGGAGCAGGATAGTCATCCCAAATATTCAAGTAAATGATTGGCATTGTTTTTCTGATCTCGTTTTCAATCATAAACAACCATTCAAAATATCTTGGATCCGTAATCAACATAAGTGCATCTGGTTTTTCCAATTCGATCAAGTGACGAATCAAATCCGGATCACCGTATCCATCCACTGGGTAAAGAAAAACAGAAGCATCTTGAATTCCTGCATTTGTGTTTGTGTCTGCAGAGATATCAAAACGTTTACCTTTTTCGGGGTGGTTAATTGCTCCACCAATGTTTACCCAATTAAAATGATGGGATGTGTTAATTACCATTTCACGAGCAACAGTAGCTACACCTGAGTGTACTCTAATGTCGTCACAAATTAGCATGATTTTTTTCCTCTCGTTTTGAGGTAAGTGTTTGAACTTTTCTTTCATATAACTTTTTAGATTTTATACAATATAACAATTTAATTTTCCTCTTCCAAGCTCAAATCGCTATGGTTATGGATTTTTTTCCTAAAGTCTTCGTCTGTTAAATATAGGTGGATTGCTCTTTCACTTAATTTTTGAAACGAAAATTTGCGTTTAATACATTCAATTTTAAAATTTTCAAATAACTCGTTGTCTATTTTGACACTTGTTAATACTTGTTTTTTTTCACTCATATGTTTTTAATTTAATATTATCATATATACATATGGTGGTATATTAGTAGGTTGCAGAGCATAAATGAGTCTTATGAAATACACACCATTTACAATTATCGTTTACTGTTGGTTGGTGTTGTACTTTTTTATAGCCATTTAAATCAAACGCACTTTTTAAAAAATCGTTTAGTGCTTGTGTTACTCTGTTTACTTTTACTTTTCCGGATGGAGGGGAAAACTTTTGAATTCTTCTAATAACAAAATCTTCACTTTCAAATAGTTTACGTTTTACAATAAAGAACTCTACATCAATGTTGTCAATTGGGAAATTAAATTGCTCTGAAAAGTATTTCTTGTATAGTATAAGTTGGAACTGTTTGTTTTCGTCTTTTTTCTGCTTGTCGTTCCAACCTGAAGTAGATGTTTTTAAATCTATGATGTGGATTTTGTTGGTTGGTTCATGGTATAAAACAATATCCAAATAACCTTGATAAATTACATTTGGTAATTTTGGGTCAGGGTATCTTGAAATAGGAATTTCACATCCAACTAGATGCCAACCACGTTTAGAGAAGTGTTTTGCTTTGTTTTTTGCAAAGTCTCTTATGATCTCGATTCCATCTTCAAAAAACTCTCTAAGTTCATCGGGGGTAGAAAAGTGTTGGTTTTTGTTTGCTTTGTATTGTTTAATATATTCTTCCCTTAATTTGTCTTCAAACATTTCATATGTGTTGATTTTGTCTGCTTGTACTCCGTTTTGCTCGTACATTACAGTTAGGTAATGTTGAATTACCTCGTGTAAAGCAGTTCCAAATACAGTATGAATTGTGGAATTAAATTGCTTGTGCCCTTCAACATATTGTAAAGACCATTTTTTTGGACATTCATTGAACATTGAAAATTGAGAGTATGAAATCAATTTTTGATTTGCCCAATCTATTTCGTGTTGCTTAAACGCTCTAACGTCTTTTACAATTTGGGGAATTTGTTTTTTGGCCATAACTTCAAGATACAAAAACTTTATTGCTTTTCCAAGGAAAAAGAAACCTCCACGATAGCGACGTTGGAGGTTTCGCCGTTACAGTTTTGTAACGGTCCTAAATGTTATTTATATTCGTTTAAAAGTTGAACGTTTCTTTCAATCATTTTAAGACGTTTAACTAGATTTCCTCTATTACGCTTTGGTTTACCTTCTTTTTTTGCTTTAGCCATCTTACTTTATAATACCGGCTCTAACTTGCCATAATCTAATTTCAGCCAATTCTTCTTCTGTTGAACCTACAATTGCATCGTAATCGTTCATTGATAATGTTTTACCAGTTTCGCTTAAACGGATAATGTTTTCAGCTACATCGTGTAAGTCCATGTCTGTTTTAGCATCTTCTCTAGCATATTCGAGCAAGCGAATAAATAGAGGAACGTCTACGGTTATTTTGTCTTTTGGGTTCATATTACTTTACAAGTTTATGTATAGCATTTACAAAGTTCATGTACTCTTGATAAATGTTATCCCTTTCATCAGGGCCATAACCTTTTACAAGGTCTGTTTCTAACATATCCATTACAATATCATTAATTGCACGCAAATTAGCTAAAATGTTTATTCTAGGATTATCTGTTCTTTTATAAAAACGTTTAGCTGTAAAAAGATTATCATCTGCTTCTTCTAAATCTGAGATTTTTTGGTCCATATCATTAGAGGAATCATCTTCTTCCAAATCTTGTTCTCTGTTTTCGAATTTGGTTTCGTAACGTTCACCTAAGAAATGTTCAAATGCCATTTCGTAATCTGCTTTTCCACGTTGTGCAAATGGGCTGTTAATAGCTCCAATCCCAACAAAATTTTCGTTTAAAGATTCTTGTGTTTTTTTAATATTTAATAATTTAGCTAAACCAATTAAACCACCTCCAACAGCTGCAGTAATAGCTAAGCCACCAGACATTCCAATATTTACTGGATCTAGGTCTCCAATAGCCATAGGGATAAGGGGTGCAAGAAGTGAACCTATTAAACCTGTTCCTATACCTTGCAAAACATTAGCTACTTTACTTTTAATATCTCCATTTCCTTCAAGTAAAGATTCATCAAGTTTTTTAGCAGCATCTTCAATTTTTGTGTCAGCTGTAATTCCCAATTTAGCTAGTTCAGCTCTTAATTGTTCTTTTTGTTGATCTGATAGAGCATCTACTTTTGCTTCTAGTTTATCTTCTACTGCAGCTTCTACTTTTTCACCAACAGCGGTAGCTGCATTTTCTTGTAATTTAGTTTTGTATTCACCTTCTGTGATAATGCCTGAGAGCATTTGCATGCGTAGTTGTTCGTTTGTCATTTTACGTTCCATTAAATCTCTTGGGAGTTGTGTAATTATTCCATCTTCAACTGAAATGGTTCCTTTATGGTTGTCATCCTCATCATAAAGATGCCAGTAAGAAAAATTTCCAGAATTTTCTTCATCACCTAATGTCCATCCTTCCCATGATGGGGCCTTAATAAACCACATATCGCCACTAGAATTAGATTTTGCAACGTCTGTAAGTTTTTTATTCAATAATTCCTCCGAGTTTGTCATTTTAAATATTTTATTATAAATATTATAGTCCTTTTGTCTCTACAATTTTCTTTAATTTTTCCAAGTACAATATGGCATCCATATGTTCTTGTTTAGCATGCTCGATCCACTCTAAAACACTTAAATCTTCACGATCTAAATCAACACCATATTTTGTTTTACCAAATGAAGCTCTTTCAACAAATTGGTCAATAATTGAATCAACAACTGAATCTGTAACCTTAATTTCTCTATTCATTTTAATAACTTTTTAATTTCTTTTTCATCTACTCCCATATCATATAACACTCTTCGAGTACCGTTTTCTCGTAAAATGTCAATGTATTCTTCTGCTTCACCTAAACTGCATTCAAAATGCTTGGCTACATATTCTACTAAAGTGGCTGGTTTTTTGTCTCGTTTACTCTTGAGATATTTCAAGAATGTCTTAGCTTTTGGGATCATTTCTCTATAAATTGAATATATTTGTTGTTTGTTATCGTACGGAATCGTTTGAATATAGTTTACCAGCTCAATGTAACGTATATCCATCGATACATATCGATTGATCATGTAAGAATTCCATTTATCCCACGATTCTTCCGAAATATTTTCAATAGGTGTTTTATAGAGGGTGATTTCATTTAACCACCCCCATATATCCTTTATCTGCTTCTTAGACATCTAGAGAAATGTCTTTATATTCCTCACGCAATTCAGGTGGAAGCGAGTCAGGTAGGATTTTCTTGCTTTCCAAATCGTAAAATACTGGGATAGGAATTAAGGCATCTTCTTCAGCTCCAACTAGAAATTTAGAGATTTTACGGATCAATACAGCTTGTCCGAATAGTTTTCCTCCGTCAAATCCTTCTACAGAAGTAGTGTTTGCGAAGTCAATGTTCATTTGAGGTTGATTTTGCATATATGTTTATTTATTTGTTTTTTCTTTTTTATATTCTATAAAATCGTGTATAAATCCTGCTGCAACTATTATATTCATACCCATTGACATTAATATTTCCATTATATCAGCATACATTGTAGTCATCAAATGTATATGTCCTACTGTCCAGAAAGGTACGGCTAAATTACTTGATACCCACGAAAGAGTGTATTTTAGAAAATGAATCATAACATTTAAATATACTAATTATTCTTTAAATTTCCAAAAATAACCTCCATTTCTATATCCTTTTTTAATTCCTATACTAACAGCTCCTCTTGAGAGATTCAAATCCTTTTCTGCTTCAATTTGAGATTTATATTCTTTAACAATATTTCCACAGTCATCTAAGCAAAGAACAGGTTTATAGTTTGATGTATGGGGTTTTCCTTTTAAGGGGCTAATTTGACCTTTTCGTTGTTTTGAAAGATTCTCACCAAATCCTTCTGGTTTAGGTTTTCCTTTGTTTGAATTACCTAAATTTTTACCATGTTCTTTTAATTGAGGACTATCTTTCCAGTATTCGGGTTTTGATTTACCTTTGTTAGATTGGCTTATTTTTTTACCTCTATTTAAATATGCTTCTGTTTTAGTAAATTTGTCTGTTCTCCCATAACTTTTGTTTGTTTTATTATAAAATAATGGATTTGAGGCAGCATTAAAATAGTTTAACCAATATATTTCTCTTTTATTTAATTCTTCTACAGATGAACAATTTTCTAAAATTTCTTTTTTAAAACAATTTCGTCCATATTTTTTAATATCTTTGTTAAGATCTGTCCCCCCTCCTAAATATGATTTAAGATTATTTCTATCTTTGCCTATATATTTTTTCCCGTTAATGGTATTAGTTGTTAAATAAATTATCATTTTATTATAAATATTTAATCAGTGTCTGCTATTAGCTGTCTAAATATTACTTTTATATGACGTTTTATGATTTTAATTCAATAATTTTAGCTATACAAGAAGCTATATTAATCTCTTTATCTATTCGAAAATTAGCTTGATATAAATGTTCATTTAGTATGATAGCAACAGAACCCTCCCTCCCAGGAATGTACTTTGAAGCATAGTCAAATAAATTGCGATACAATTCTTCAAAATCTTTCGTATTCGAATCAATAATTGCTTGACGTATTTTTTGAAAGTTTGGTTTTGTTTGAGCTAACTCTTTCAATACCTCTTTAATGTAGTTGTTTGAGGTTAAAACCGTTTTATCAAGTACAACCATATCATCTTTTACAGACATTTGTAAAACGTTTAACATTTTACGCATGTCAGGATAGTA